TGAAAACATTGCCAAATTCAGTTATAATTAAGATAGTGCGCTCAAGCGTTCACCCAATGCCACCACAACCACTCAGACTTTTTGAAACCGTATACAATGACCCCCAACATGTTGGCCCATTCCAAATGACATCAAATGCGGATATAACTAAATCTTTCCGCCTGATTCATAAGGAATTGCCCACTTTGCCTTGTTACAGTCTCAAAAGATGGATGACCTGGTTTAAAGGTGAAAAATTGTGTGCTATGGTCGATAAAGACTTACTCTGCCACTTGACTCGTTATATAAGTGGGCGTGCTCGTGACGAAGATTCGTTCCGCATGCTCGTTTCTGAGGCAACTGCCAGGGTAAAATCCCATAACATCCCTGCTGAACTGTCTGGAACCACTGCCTTCGCAACCGCCGTTGTGTCTTTTTACACCAACGTCGAGTTCGAAGATGATCTCATCAAAATAATCCATCGTAAAAACGATAAACTCGTCGAATATACCCAACGATTGCAATCATTCAAATCACGTTATACTTGGTTTTGGAATGGTCTTAAGTTCGCCGCTTGCGCCGCCCTTGGTGGTGTTATAGTTGCTATTGCTTATGCTTGTCAACCCGCTATGACAATCACCATTCCTTTCCATGTGAGTTGGATGAGTAAGTACGTAGCCCCATGCATACTCGCACCCCTTTGTGAGGAAGGAATGCGTCAGTATCTGGCTCGCCATTTCCCCAATGCTGCCCTAGCTTACACTGCAACACAAATTCTGTTGGAATGCTCCCGCCTCCATTTGTATGGATACCCTGGCCAGATTATTGCTGGTCATGCGTATAAGTTCATTATTTGGCATATATGCCATATGGCCGGAGTTAAAGCGTCCCTTTTTGCTTATAGTACACATTTTATTAACAATGTGTGGTATACTTGGGTCGCTCATCGGGGCCAAAACCCCGTCGACGTTTACGTTGCTGCCAACCCGCTACCCGTGGGCTACGCAGGATGGCTTTTTTTAGGTTGTGGTGCGTTATTTTGCGCCGCACTAACTTACTTCTGGCGTCGTCCTCAATCCCGCCAGGAGAAAGTTAAAGCCATGATAGATTCTTTTATTGCTGACCGGACCAGCAAACCGTTTAATGCCGCCGCTGAACAACCTTTGACAATCAGCGAAGCAGTTAAACTGCCCGGTTACAAGAGTGAAGTTCCCCTTGCTACTCAAAGGCCGAACTCAACTATAGAGATCAAACAGGATGACTACACCCATAACAAAGGTGATCGACTCGTTGTTACAATGCATGGTGTTATTAACGCCACCAATTTACCTGCTTGCGTTGCCACCACCCAGCAAAATGAGTTGATTGCCGTTGCAAATCGGTCCACTCGTCTCGTTCCCACCCCTCATCCTACTATACAAGCTGTTTTTATGGAATGGCTACACTTCAATTTTAACACTTTATTTCCTAGCTGGGCTTTCATAGATAAGCCTGACTTTCATTCTTGGAACTCCCGCTTCCCACAGCATGTGCAAAAACAACATGCCCAAGCTCTCCGTCGTATTCAAACCTTCAATCTTGATTGGGGTAAGATTACTTTGCGAAAGTGTTTCACAAAAAAGGAAATTGTCCTACCAAACACCCTTGGCCATTTCAAACCCATAACGCCACGCCTCATACAATCTGTATCCCACGAGGCTAATGTTATGCTGGGCCCATGGATGTTTGCTTTCTCACAACAATTGAAGACAATGTGGAATAAAGACCACTTTTTGCTTTACGCACCTGGCAATTCTGGTGACACCATAGGTGACTATGTGTACAAAGCTTGCCAAGAGTGTGATTATTGTTATGATGATGATGCTGATAA